CAAAGACGCAAAAGACGGTATAAACCTGGCATTACTATCGGAACCACATAGAGTACTTTTGAGTACCTAAAACCTTATTGCCATTAATATCAGCAGGGCAAAACCCAGTACCTGACCAGTATCCCTCATACTGTTTATCATAATTCTTCATTATATCAGGAAACGAGACATCATTCCAATCTCGCATTGACTGGGAAAGCAAATACATGCTGTTAGAGTCAGAACTCTCAACAACATGTTTTAGAATAGCACCATCAACAATTGCACCGTTTTTGACCAAGCGCTTATAATACGCTTCATATTGTTGATGAAGTTCAAGATTTGTATTTAAATGAGCAAGAGCAAGCACTTTAGCCGCTTCAGTAGTGGGATTACCACTAGACTGCATACCAAACCCGAGCTTAGCAGGGCCATCAGCAGGCATTTTCATAGGTATTGGTTCTCTAAACTTCTCACCATTAACCCAAACCTGAACACAATGAAATTTTAAAAAAGATAATCCAACTCTTGTAAGCTCTTTTATTTCACGATACCTACCATTTACTTCTGAAAAATGAATTTCACCGATCGGATTTTCAAATCGTTTAGAGGCTTCAGTTTTATATTTCATACCTAACTGAATTATACACATCTGAGTAAAATCATCCAATGTGTCACGAGAATCCTCGTATAACATAAACCTACTAAGAGCCTTCGGCCATCGAGAAACATGATCATCTCCATAAAATATACATACAAACATCCAATTAGAAAGTATATCTATAAGAAGCTCCTCATTAGGATATTTCTTTAATAATAAAGAACAATAGTACATAATTAATATCATCTGATATAACGTATCTATCGATGATGTAGCCAAAACACCAGAAAACATTCTACCCTGAACTCGATAGAACATATTCGTCATATAAACATACATAACTTTTGTTACATTAGAACCATGAGCGACAGCTAACAACAAAGCTAGAAGGGGATCCTGAAGATGATCTTCAGAATAAGCAGTAAGGGGAACTCCCAAAGCTGCAGCCAAAACATTAACGGCCAAAGTTTGATCATAAGACGACCAATCACCTTCCCCATATAAAACCTCTCTAAGATCTATATGTCTCTTCAACCACTTATTTTCTATGGTTGCCCATTTTCCTCGAAGGGGTGACGTCTCACCCCCCATTAATATATCCATCATTTCTAACAAGCCACCATTTGTGACCTCTATTCCTATTGCTGACATGAAATATCTACACCTAAAACAAAATGTTCTAAACATCATGTTATCAACCAAATAATTTAAAGTACCACTGATATAAAAAAGCCTCTGCTTCATTAATATTTTATCCTTATCAGAAGCAGAAACAAATTCAACAGTTTCAAAAAAAGGAGTCAAATTCCTAAGTATTTCAGCCTTAGCTGACTCCAGTTGAGGGCCCATATCCGGAATTTCATCTATTTCCAGATTCAAATATCTTAAACATTGACTAATGTACTCATCCAACGCCTGCATACCGGCATCGGCACCTTCTTTCTTCTTAGGTTTAGGAATTTTAACCAGAGTACCATTTTCTGTAACCTCATAAAAAGTTCCGCTAAAATATCCCATAGACGTATCCTTATCT